ATCCACACTTGTGAATGTTAGTCACGAGCATGACCCCGATGAGGACGTTCAAGTTTCATCACTCGAAGGCCACCTTAGGGTGAGCACGGAACGCACGTACCAGCTTGACGTGCCCCACTTTTGCAGTGATGAGGGGAAGAAACAATTTGATGCTATGTCCAACCCGCTCAACCAGTGTGGCCCACTTTTTTTTAGAAGAAGTGCCAGTGGTGACCGGGTCTGACTATCAATCCTTCATGGCCGCTTTCAACAAGCGCTGCAACACGGTTCACACGGACGACATCGACGATGACGTCTACAATGCCGCCTATGACCTGACCGCTTCGCTTCCCGCGTGTTTCGACCCGTGGGAGGAGAACGAGGTGGACAGGGCCAGGTGGATGGCAAAGTTTGATCCGATGAAGCGACAACGCATGGAGGATGCATATCATGAAATTCCCAACACGTCCGTCAAGCACATTGGCACCAAGGAACTCTCAGTGAAGCATGAAACGCTCATTAAACGTAATGACCCATCTTGGGCGCCCCGCGTTATTTACGCTGGGAGCGACGTTTTTAATGCTGTCACTGGACCCGCTGCCATGGTGGCTATGGAACGCTTCAACGCGTTATTGGCCACCGGCCCAATCCGGGGAATTGAGACGCTGACCGCTTACAAGCAGACCGACACAACTCTAGCGAGTTTCGTCTCAGACAACAAGAGGTACACCCACATTGTGGAAGGCGACTACTCGGCAAACGACAAGCACCAGCGTAAGCGGGTGCACCTGCTATTTGACAAGTTCCTGTCCGTCATTAGCATGCCGAGTTGGTTGCGCGAACTACTACGTGGGATCAACAGGTTCAAAGTCCAATCGCGACATTACGGTTTGACCGCCGTTTTGGACAATCAACTTCCCACAGGCACCACTTTCACCACCTGTCGCAATTCTTACTACAATTGGGCAATGTTTGTGACCGCCATGCAGCAGCAGAAAGCCAATGGTCGCGCCCTCATTCTGGGTGACGACTTACTTGCTGCCATGGACAAGGCCATAAACTTGCGCCAATGGGTCCGGCACGTGGACAAATTCAAAATGGTGCTCAAGGCGAAGAATCCCCTTAATTGGGGCGATGCGACTTTCTTATCCCGTAGGTTGATTTGTGACCGTGAGGAACCTTGCATGGTGCCTTTGCTCGGCAAAGCACTGTGCCGCTTCAACACGA